CCAGCAGGCGTTACCCCAGAAGTTACACCAGCAGGCGTTACCCCAGAAGTTACACCAGCAGGCGTTACCCCAGAAGTTACACCAGCAGGCGTTACCCCAGAAGTTACACCAGCAGGCGTTACCCCAGCAACAGGCTGCCCAACTCCAGGGTGTGAAGATTATTCTGGTGGAGCCTGTGCAGACTGCCAGAATTGTGTAAACCAAGGAGGCTACTACTGGCAGGGTGGATGCTTTACTTAAAATATTGATATGATATACTTTATATAAAACATAAGGAGAAAAAATGACAATTAAAAAATTCGCTGGAATTGTAAATAATGATATATTTACAGTAGTTACATTAGATACAGACTTTCAGGGATCAGACGGTCAAGGCGGAGAAAGACTTGTTGCTGGCTTTTCATCTAATCCAATTTTTGTAGAAGTTCCATCCGACCTTGATGTAAACATCAATTGGACATGGAACGGCACTGAATTTGTAGAAAATTAATCTACAATGGAAGAAAAAAGTGCTTGGCAAAAATATAAAGAAAGCCTTGGACAAACACGACCATGGGATTTGTTAAATCCAAATGCTGATTGGGCAGATGAATCTTTGTCTAAAGAAAGATATGATATTTGTAATTCATGCCCAGAACTCATTAAACTAACCAAACAATGCAAAAAGTGTGGATGTTTTATGGCTGCAAAAACTAAATTAAAATTAGCAACTTGCCCGTTAGGAAAATGGTAATGAAAAAAAAAGAATTAGCGCCAGGGATAGTTGTTTATTCTGATGTTGTATTAAATCATGATACCTTAGTGCAAGACATAGAAGAAGGCGCATCAAGTGCTAGAATTGCATGGGAAACATCTAAAGTAAGAAAAGAGGGAGAGTCGGTAGTAGATACTGAATCAAGAGATACATTAATTATTGGTGTTCCTTATAGCGATAAAATTATTAATGATTTTACAACTTTTCCAGAAGCGTTTAACGCAAACATATCAAACATTTTTCTTTTAGGTTTTGGTCCATTGGAGTTAGACTACAAAAAAGATTATTTGTTTGAAACAAACTGGCACGACTCTTATCAAATTTTAAAATATGGAGAAGGTCAAAAGTTTGTAAATCACATTGATGATCACGAAGTTTACCACAGAAGACTTTCTCTTGTATACTATCTAAACGATGACTATGAAGGCGGAGAAATAGTTTTTCCAAGATTTGGAATAACCTATAAACCAAAAGCCAATGAACTTTTATTATTTCCATCTACCTATGTATATAATCATTCTGTTTTGCCAGTAATAAGTGGCACAAGATATGCTGTTGTTAGTTGGTTAAGGTGATTGATAATAATATACTAAAAAAACCATCTATTGCTTGGATTACGCTTACAAGCGGAAGAAAAGATTACTTGCAAACCTCTAGAAAATCTTGGTACAAGTTTGTTGATCAAGAAAACTTAGAAGAAATTATTATTGACACATCTGGAAATAAAGAGTATTCAGAATGGCTTTCTGTCGAATACCCAAACGCAAAAATATTTTCATTAGAAAAAGATGAGGTTATTCGTGGAGACTGGAACAATGGAATAAGACAAGCCTATAGTTATTTTTATGATATTGCAAAAACTGTTGATTGTGATTATATTTTTCACACAGAAGATGATTATGTTGCTTTAAAAAAAATAGATCTTTATGATTCTATAGATATTTTAAAATCAGATCCAAATATTGTACAGGTTCATTTTATTAGACAGTCATGGACAAAAGATGAAGAAGAGTCTGGCGGGGTATTAAAGAATTGTCAAAGATTGGGAAACCATATGACACAAAAAACTAATGGTAAAAACAGTTGGGTTGAGCACAGATCATATTTTACCTTTGGTCCAAGCATATATAGAAAAGAGATTTGTTTTATTGATAAAGAGGCAAATCATAATCCAGAACTTGCTATAACACACAACCTATTCCTTGATATAAATAAAAAGACAGCAACATTTGGTACAATTGATGACATGAATCTTGTAGAGCATATTGGAGTAATAAAAGGATGAGCAGCAACCTATCTTGCAATTCAATTAATCAAGAAAAGTTTTTAGACTATGATTTTGATACTATAGTTATAAATGGTTTTTCTATTAAAAATGATGATTCTGACATTATATTGGTTCCAGGAGAAACTTACCTATTCCCAACTTATTCAGCATACGGACATGCTTTAGTTGATGTATTTGCACAATTTAAAGTTTTACAATTAAAGTATAAAAATATAAAACCATTTTTTTATGAACAAAGCGACAAAGGATTTTTCTTTAATGAAAGAATTTTAAAAGACCAGATGTCGGTTCTTGGTTACGACCAATCTGTTGTAAAAGATATTTCAAGAGGAAACTATCTTTTTGAAAAAGTGATATTGTTTTTTGATATGAACAATACATTCCCAGAAGAATTTTATAAAAATAATGGTGCAACAAGAAGTTCTCATTATTTTCCATTTTGTGACTGTTACCAGGGAACAGAGCCTTGTGGGGAAAGCAAATATTTTAAATATAACTATTTAGCAATAGATATGCTTAAAGAGTCTTTTAATCATTTGTTTAAAACAGAAAAAACAGAAAAGTTTTTTATTTCAAGAGAAAGATATAATCAAAAATATCAAGATCAAATTAGTTTTTATTCAAACAAAGAATTTCTTTCAGATGAAGAAAAATTAATATACCATGTTGCTAAAGTTAGGTCAACTTCAAAAGAAAAATATATTGAAGAATTATTTAAAGATAATGGTTACACAATTATATATGCAGAAGACTACAGTTTATCTGAACAAATAAAACTTTTTAGTTCTGCAAAAGTTATTGCAAGCATTTCTGGAACAGGTTTATTTAATACATTTTGGTGCGATAGCCAAACAAAAGTTTTAGAAATTTTAGCCGTTCCAACCTATAAATATCACTATAAAGAGTTTTCTGAATATGCTGGAACAAATCATTCATATATTGACGTTAGAGACCTTTCTGATGAGGAAACTGTTATAAAGGTAAAACGTTTTATTATAAAAGCAAAAGAAATGAAACCTATCACAGTCTTACAAGATACACTGAATAATCCAAAAATTGATTTAAGTGTTTTAGAACAAGCAAGGGCTGAGAAAAGAATTCATATATTTAAAGATGCTTTTCCAGAATTACCATCTTGGGATACAGTATTAAATGTAATTGCTAAATACGTAGAAGAAGATTTAGAAAGATTTCCAGATAGGTCGTATTTGTCTAATTCAAGTTTAGAAAACGAGTATCTTGATATGAGACTAAAATGTAGATTTTGGTCAAGACTTGCATTTCAGTTGTATGATCCATCCGATCCTTTTATGACTATAATTCCAGAACTAAGGCCAGTTACAGATTGGGTTCTTGAAAATTATCCATCAGAAATTTATCAGGGTAATTTTGGATTGGTAACTTTTATGAAAAATAAAGGCGTTGTAGGTAGCAAGCATAGCGACTATGTGGATCAGTTTCAGTGGGTTGTTAAAGGAGAGATGATCTGGCGCACAGGAGATAATTTAGAAAATGAGACACATGTTGTTGCTGGTGACTTTGTGTTTGTTCCCAAAGACCTTGTTCATGAAGTTGAAACTTTTAAGGCACCACGTGCAGCAATAAATGTTATATTACATGTAGACGACATAAAAAAGTAGCGCCTACATATATATTAACATGTAAGCGCTACTTGTTTTACTTAGGAAATTTGCTCATCCAAAATTTTGTTCTTGGGGTAATACCCTTCCAAGAGGACCAATCTTCCCCACCGTTTGTCATATAGTATGCAATTTCTGCATTCTTGACGGGATTGAATAGTTCAGCGTTAGAGTCAAGATCAAACTTAGTTCTACGATCAGGACCAAGAGCGTCAATCATGTTAATTTGAAACATACCATAAGACGAGTCACCAGTCTTGTGATTGCCGTTAAAAGCCAACGGACGACCATTAGACTCTTTTTTAGCAACTGCCCAAGCAACTACAAGGTCTTGACCCTTGAAGCCTACCAGAGAAAGCAGTTCCTTTAATTCCAAATCAGTCAGAGAAACCTTATTCTCAAAACTCTCTAGTTTTTTTGCCTTAGAAACCAAAAAAACCTCTTTCGAGGCGGGTTCCGATGTCTGAGCCTGTTCAAGGCTAAGATTGTTCTTAGTATCAAGACCTGAATCAGCATTGGCTCCGTTCGACAAAACAGTTACTAATGCTACGATACTGAGTGTGCTAATGATCTCTTTGTTTCTTTCGATAAATTTAATCATAGTTTCCTCCTTAGAAAACAATAACACCTTGGTAGGTGTCTACTGACAAGTATAGCATAATTTTAAGCCAAAGGTCAAATCTGGGTGTATAATAATTTTATTATGACTACATATGACTTTTCTACCACGGGAGTCAAGTACCCCCTTGAAAACTCCCCTGTAAACGTACATGGAGACTTTAAAAAACTGGCAGAATCTCTGGATGCAATATTGCCAGCATATGGTGTATCATATTTTCAAATTAATGTTCACAATAATAGTGGTGGTTCACTTGCTGCTGGAGTTCCAGTATACGTAACATCAACTGGTTATACAGCAAAAACAACTATTGCAAAATCTTTGCCATCAGTAACAGCACCAGTTCTTGGTTTACTAAAGACACCAGTCGCAAATAACTCTGATGGAGTTGTTGTCGTTGCTGGAGTAATGGATGGACTCGACACTAACAGTTTTCTTGCTGGGCAAACACTTTACGTTGGGACTTCAGGTGGGCTAACAAATATAAGACCATCAAATGGATCGGCAGCAGTTGGAATTTGTGCATATAAAGATTCTGTAAACGGAATAGTAATAGTAGAGGCAAAAGGAAACGGTACCTGGGGAGCACTCAGAGACGGTTTGTCGTGATATAATAAACAAATGGCAACTTTAAGAGGATCTCAATCATTATATAATATAGGTAATCCACCACCAACAGTTATTTGGACTGTAGTTCGTGGAGACACATCTGGTTTTAAGGTTTATGTAACAGACGATGCCAAAGATCCTTTGATTTTAAAAGGTCCTGGATCTGAATGGGATATTGCAATGAAGATTAAAAGACCTACTTCAACTCCTGGAGTAATTACAGATGATGCTACAACAATAATGGCTTTACATCCAGTTGCAGATGAAGACGACCTTGTTGGAGAGTTTACAGTTTGGCTTACAGCAGAAGAATCTAATGTCTT